CCAGCGCTGTGCTTGGTCTCCTAGGTTTGTCTCAATTTTTATGACACGCTGTAAGTGAGTTATCAGGTCCTTTTTAACTTTGGCCCATGTAGCTTCGTCGGCTGCTCTCATATCTTTGATTTGTTTCAAGATGTTGTTTACAGTATCCAGACTCGCTTTGGCTTCCAGCTCCGCTTGCATGATACCCGCCCGCTCGTTTAGTAAATTGAGTTGCTCTTGGGTAAATGCTTGGTCCGCTTTGGAGTTGAGTTCTAATTGCCAATCCTCTATAGCTAGTGACCAATCCGTCGGGACAGTCCCTTTTTCCAGTTTGAACTTTCTTGCATATGGCACTACACCAGTCCCATAAACACCATAGAAAGCCAAAAAACTTTCACTTAGTTCCATATTTCCTTCTGTCGGGGTAAAGGTCACATGATACCTCTTCCATTCCGTCGTAACACCTATGTCCGCATGGAGACCGCCATAGCGAGACCCCGACCCATTTTGCATATACACATGGACCGCTCCATCCTTATCCGCTTTTAAATCAAAGCTCAGAGTATATGTCACCAGACCATGCTTATCAAAAACCTTTGCCAAGTCATAAGGCGTTCGCAAAAATTCCATAGCAGCAGGGTCTTTACTGATATAAACGGTCTCCTCATCTGTATCCGTCAGTAAATTAATACCGCCTACTTCAATCTTCGCCCATCTATCCGCCCAGCGATACTTGGTCTTATCCCTGCTATCAGCCTGCGTATAATCAGAGTAATGGCCGATGTACCGCTGACCATTATCCGACGTGGTCAGACCAGTACCATCTGCACTATCCGAGTAAGCCCAATGGATGTATGGAGTACGACCGTCTGCCCCCTTAGGTCCAGGTATGCCTTGGGCTCCATCAGAGCCTTTCCACTTGCTCCAGCGATAGCTTGTTGGGTTGGTAGAGTTGATAGCAGTAAAATCTTGATACATGCCGATGTATGCTTTTGTCTGGTCTGTCTGACTAAAGCCACCACCAGTTGCATTATCCGCATAAGCAATATGTGTATATTGCGTGCGACCATCAGCACCTTTAGGGCCAGCTATCCCCTGGTCTCCCTTAGGACCCTGAAGGCCTTGGATTCCCCGTGGACCTTGCGGACCTGCAGGCCCCTGTAGTCCTTGTGGACCTGTAGCCCCTCGGTCACCCTTTGCGCCTGTAGGACCTATTTCCCCCATCTTAGCCACTGAGTAACCAGTTTCTGAAGTATTATCCGTATATGCCCAAACGGTTTTTGTCCACAAAAATTGACCGTTGGGGACGCTTGGTACCTGAGATGTCCATGACGTTGGCTGAATTGTGCCAGATGTCGATTTTCCGTAAGTAATCGTCGTAGAACGAATACCTACTCCGTCTTTACCAGCGATACCGTCACGGCCTGTGTTTCCGTCACGACCAATACGAGAGACATTGTAGCCAGTCTCCGTGTTGCCGTCTGTATAAGTCCATACCGTCTTAGTCCAAAGATAATTGCCAGGGGCAACAGTCGGAACTGCCGCAGTCCAACCAGTCGTCGGCGCCGTTGTCCCATTTGTTGAATTAGCATAAGTGACGGTCGTCGAGCGAATACCCACTCCGTCACGACCTGGAAGTCCATCAGACCCTCTTTGTCCAGGGTCTCCTTTTTCGCCTTTTACACCATCTCGACCATCCAATACGTTTACAAACGTCAGCTCATCAACAGCTACCTCATCGTTACCTATGTATGCTGCCACCGTCAAAGTAGATGTATCTGTAACATCTGCACCACGGACGGTATAGGTCATCCCCGTTTTAACAGCGCCATCCAAAGACCAGCGCCAAGTCACATTGGCAGTCAGAGGCTTACCACCCTTGTAAAGAGTAGGCGTTACAATGGATTGACCAGTTCCATTCTTGAAAATAACGCCATTATCAGTAGCCAGTTTGATAAGGTAGGGCTGTGACGCTTCAAACAGCTCTTGCCAACGCTCCTGAATACCATTTGACAACTTGCTTTTAAGCGCTCTGACATTGTCAAATACAGTCTTATTCGTACTTGGCTTAGTGAAACTAATAGTTTGTTCTGAAACACGCACTTCCAGCAACAAAGTGGGATAGAAATCTCCGTTGTAGACCTTGGCGGTATCTCCTATCTCCAAATCAACATAACCATCAATTTCATAAGTCATCGACGGATAAGCTGAACGCATTAACTCTTTGTAAGCCTGTGTCCTAAGTGTTTCCTTGCTTTTAGTATCCACAGTAATATCTTTGCGAGTATATTTATCACGATTGCCAGTAGAACCCGTCCATGTGGATGGGTATTTCTGCATAGAAATAGGAGCGTAGAGCATATCTCCTTGTTGGAAAAACTCCACCACTCCATTTTCATTTTTTACTTCCCAAGGTCCTAACCCTGCGATGGTTATTTCTTGACCGTTTTCGCCCTGTGCAGTCGGTCTAATGGCATTGACAATCAAATCCGTTTTATCAATCTTACGCTTAATAGAACGAATATTTTTGCCTTTTTTCAAAATAATGTCGGACCGAACTTTTCCAACACCTTGATGTTTATCATCGTGTTCTCGATAGACGTTCAATATAAAATCTTTGATAGTCCCGTTAGCGTTCAGTTTAACCTCAAAGTCGACCTCTGCATCAAACTTATTGGCCAGCGATAGAATACGGTTCAACTTGGTATCTTGGCCTTCCCATCCAAGTGTGCGTTTTTGGTCTGAAATTTCGTTAACACCAATTCGTAAAGTCGCAAATTCCAACAAGCCCATAACATCGCAATATTCTTTGAATGTACGAGCTTTGTTAGATTTGAATGGATTGGTGGATTCGTTAGTCAATTCCAAGTTCAAATCTTTACAAGTACAAGTAATGGTATGTTCAGTCTCTTCAATAGTCATGACATTAAAGAGATATGTCCGTCCTTTGTACACAAACGAAACGAAAGACCGATCATTCAGTGCATTTGCGGTTTGATAAGGGACAATATCCGTCTGGATAGTTTGTTTAAATACAGTAAATTCAAAAAGGCTACTTGCTTTACTCAGATAACGCGTCCACTTATCGTTGTAAAAATTCAAAGTCCCCCGTTTATTGTTATCAATAAAGGCAACTTTTTGTAAATCGTTATCATGAATCGTTAAAATCATCTATAAGTGCCTTTCTTCTATATTTACAGAGACGGTCGGAGTATTTTGGATAAAACTAGACAACAAAATTTCTAATTGAGATTTGCCCGGAGGAATAGTCAAATTCCAACCAGACCCATCTACAACCTGATGATTTGCGGGTAGTCCGTCAATTGTAACCAAGTCTTTTTCGACATCCAACACTACGGTAGAACCAATCTGAAAACGATTAGGAACATCCACAGTTCCCGTCACAAAATCCTTGCGATAGACTATACTGTCTAAATACATGTGATGGATATGTGGGTGACTTCCCAAAGCGCCTAAAGCGACGTGAATCTTGGCAGATTTCCGACCTTTGATTTCAGGCACATAGAATTGAGGATACGAACCCCACCAATGAACTTGTAACATATCATCACGTCTTAGAATATCCGCCCAACCTCTCTCTGCATTGAATGGATTGTCGCTATCTAAATGCGTGCATTTAAACGGCCAACTCCTCAAAATCTTGTATCCACTACGCCCATCTGAGACAAGCAGATTAAATTCCGAGTCTACACCGTTTCCACGTTTGAATGTTTCGACACCATACAAAAAACGGCCCTCTGTATCAGAAACCGTTAATTTGATAAAACCTTTTTGCATGACACTTCCTGCCCAGAAGATTTGCCTCCACCAAATATACTCATTCAAAGCACCTCTATCACTACTACTGTCCAGCGGAATTTCCCAAGTAATAGAACCTGCATGATGCGGGCCAGAACCAGCACCTCGACTCCCCATAGCTAAGTGCGGGCGACCAAACTCATTTTTTATATACAGTTGAGTGTCCAACGATTGCGATAAATCATTGAGAATAGCTGTATTTTTTTGACCCTGCGCAAAGCCTTTGACAATACCATTGTTAGAGACATAATCGAAAAGAATTTCCGAACGCTTGTACGTCTCTGTATCCGCTTCTTCTCTGTCTCCGATTTCTAGAGCGGTGTTTAGGTTTACGATGCCGATATAGCCGTTTTCGGAGTTGTGTTTTACCGTAATGATAGGAGGAGCGGGTACATTGCCGTTATTCACTAAATCAAAGACCAGTTTCCCATTCTCTTCTCTTGGATTGTCAAAACGTTTATAGGCAGTCGAATGAGCGACACCGTCAGGGATTAGAAATTCTATCTCCCCCTTTTGATACCAACTACGAATATTGTCTGGTTCAATCTCACCAGTAACTAACGCCAGATAATATTTATCGGGTTCATCAGAAAAGGTTAAGCGCGCCACCTCGTCAGTTCGAAATACCCCGGCTAATTCGTGCTTAACACTTTCTAAATTTATCCCTTTAAGAGTAAAACCGACTTTGATAGTTTTAGGACCTATTTTTATATCATGTACGTTAACACCAATAGCTGGAGCGTCATTTGTTGAGACACTCCTACTATTGCCGATAGAACGTTTAATATCAGTAATGCGCATGACTTGCGATAAATCATAGCCATTAAAAACAACTGATAAATTTGTCATTAAATCCTCCTTAACATCATATCGATTTTATCTGCTGGACTCTGATAGTGAGAGAGTTTTTCTCCCAACCTGCCTACCAAAGTTCCATCCTCAAGCACCATGTAAACAGGTCTTTGCAAAGCTTCTTCTGCAATCTCCAATGCACGATTGACTTGTTCTTTAGATTTATCAAACACATGTTCGATTTTTTCGGTCACAGTATGCTTGCTACTACTTCTTACCGTCACTTGACTAGCCAAGCTCTTATCCAATCCTAGTGACACTTCTGGTGCAGTAATCGTAACTGACTGTTTCAGTTTAGCCATTGTACGTTCAAGGACATCTTTATCTGCTTCGATACCGACCGCGATACCTTGAGGAATAAATCGCCCGACTTCATCTCTCATGACACGAGACGGAGAGTGAATATCTAAAGCACGCTTAATCGTAGAAGTTACTCGACTTGCCACAGAATTAGCGGCAGCGATAGCAACTCCAGCATTAGCTTGGATACCGCCTGCCAAACCTTGCATCGCCATTGCTCCAATTTCCGAAAATCTACCGCCGATTCCTGAAAAAGGTTCTCTCAATTTAACTGCTAGATTCTTCACTTTGCCAACTGGAGAATTAGTGCCGTTAGCGATACCATTCGCAAGACCTTCCGTGATATGCCCACCAAACTCGGTAAACACTCTTGAAGGCGAGTGAATACCTAGATTTTCCTTGAACCCTTGTTGTATTTTTGTCCCCACAGACTTCGTGGCTTCTACAGCTTTAGCAGAGCCATTTTCTATTCCTACCGCCGCACCGTTAGGGACTTCTTCGCCTAACGAAGCAAAATTGGCATTTGCTAGTTCAGCTTGCAAGCCACTTGTTATATTGGTTACTAGACCTTTTACCTTATCTGGTATCTCTACACCGGCAGAGTCCATAACGCTTCCCATAGCGTTTTTAGCTGCTTCTGCGTTAGCTCTAAAATTCTCTTGCAAGACCGCCAACTCTTCATCGGTCGCATTAACAAAAACCTGAGTTTGCGCAGCGCCTTCTGGACCCATTTGACGTAACTGCTCTAAGACTCCCTGGTCAACACCACGTTCTGCCAAAATAGCAAGGTTAGAGGACCACTGTTCAATAGCGGCACGGTTCGTCTCTAAATTAGCATTGATTTGTTCAATCGATATAGCCGATTTTTGCTCGATGGCGTCAAACATACCTGTTGTTGTTTCAAGTAGCTCGCCATACTTAGAACGCATATTGTCAATAGCTGTTTTTTGTGCTTCTGACATATTCTCGTAAGCAATGACTTGTCGATTTGTACCATTTTCGGCTGCAGCAGCCATTGCTTCGGCTGCTGCTTGCTGGACTGCAGAAGTTTGCTCGTACTCAGTCTGTAAAGCAGCCTGAGTTGCTTGTAGTTCAAGTTCCTGTTCGTTCAGCTTTTTCAACTCTTCTCGTCGCTTAGCGTCTGAAACATCAGAAGCGTTGTTCCACTCCGTGCGCAACTTGGCAATCTCAGCTAATTGCGCTCCAATATCAGCACGTTGTTGCTCAATATCCAGCAAGTTTTTTTGGCTAGCTTCCCATGTACTCTCAGCCTCCATTGCAGATATACGAGCGTTAATCTGTTCGGCATTGTGCGACAACGAATCCGTGTTTTTATCGTAGGCCAAGTTCAAACCTTCCACGGAATCATTAAGTGTCTGAATCTTCTTCTGCAAATTCTTCTTATCGGCGGCAGACTTATTCTCTTTTTGTGAAAGAGCGACAATTTCCGCAGAAAGTTTTTTATACGATTCACGATTAGCTTCCACGTCTTGTAGGCTATCTTTTCGTGCTACTGCACTATCTTTAACAGATTTCTTTAGATTGTCTGTGCTTTCTGCCAACTCCTCTTGCGCTTTAGACAGACGCTTAGACTCTTCTGACTCCCTTGTCAGCCATTGCCATAACGCAACACCAGCACCGACTAACAATCCGATACCTGCGATTACCCAGCCTATAGGACCTGTTAAAGCAGCAAGAGCAGCATTAAACGCCGTTACAGCTGCGGTGCTTGCAATGGTTGCAAAAGTTTGAATACTAATAGCTCCCGTTAACAGACCATGAACTAGAACACCCGCTGACATAGCCTTATATTTCAACATTTCGGCTGTAGTGTTGGCATTAGTTGCAGCAGTAGATAGTACGGTGACAACTTGCTCCGCAGTCATCGCTTTTGTTTTCAAAGCATGGGCTAGAGCAGACATTTTCAACACGCCTAATTGTTGCATTCTAGCTACAGTTTCTGCCATTGTCTGTGTTTTGCTAACTGCTTGCACCGCAAGGAGAGATTTCATAGTTGTGGCTTGCATACCAGCGGCTGCGCTTGTTTGGATAAGCAGTACCCGCAACTTCTCGATACCGCTAATAACCGTATTAGCTGCCCTCATCGCCAAAATAGCTGAGCCTAAAGTTATCAATACGGGGGTCAAGGCTTGTGCTGTATCAATACCTTTATCCAAAACACCAAACAAAAAAATGAATACAGGAGTAGAAGACTTGATTGCACCGTTTACAACTTTGAAAGCAGCAGTAATCACCACCTTCATGCTATCGAAGTGTTCTGCGATAGTTTTGCCTGATACTTCTTTAGATAAATCATCTAAAGCTTTAATTGTCCCAGCTACACCACGGACAACTGCGTTTTTTAAGTTGTTAAACGATGTGGCAATCCCTTTACTGTTTTCTCGAGCTAACTCCGCAAAACCTCCTACGCCCTTGTCTAATTCAACTAATCTGTTTGAAAATTGATCAAAGGTAATTTGTCCGCTCTTCAAAGCTGCATAAAAGTCACGTTGTGCGGATTTTCCTGCAAATCCAAAACTTTCAGCAGTCTTTTGTAGAGCATACGGCATTGTTTCTTGCAACGTCTTCCATGATTGCAAGTCCACTGTCCCCGCAGATAACATCTGGCTAAACTGGTCTAGACCACGACTTGCATCTGCACTTGAAGCGCCTGAGGCAAGGAATGCGTTATTCAAGGCTAGTGTAGTATCTGTAGATTTCCGAAGATTTCCCGTAATAGACGTCAATCGTTGAGCTGTACCCACAACCTCATCCAGAGTTGTAGGTAGCCCGTCAATGCCATTTGCGAGCTTGTCTGTTGAACTAGCAACATCTTCTGCACTATGGCCCATCGCTTTCATAACTCGAGGGAATTTTTCCAATGTATCAAATCGTTTAATAGCTCCATCAAGCGAGCTAACCAGTAAATCGACACCTTTTTTAGCTAAAGAGAAAACCGCTCCACCCAAAGCGAAGTTCTTGAGGGAAGTAGAGCCTTTTTTGCCTTTTTCCGCAACCTTATCCAGTTCATTATTTAAGACCTTGACTTGCTTACCATCAACATCAACTAGTATGGTTACCTTTCCATCAGCTGCCATCTTCTTCCTCCTCTCCGTCATCTAATCGATATTTAGCTTGTAGCTGTCTCATTTTCTGTCTATAGTCAGAACTTTCACCGCTACTTGGTTTCCATGCGCGAATTTGCACGATTTGTTGCATAACCGTATTATCTGGTAAGGAATTAAGTAGAGCTTTAAATTCTTGCCACGATAGTTGATTCTGAACTTTCAACAAATTAATTCCATAAGCTTGTAAAAAACTAGCATAGATGTATTCTGCGTCTTTCTCTAAATCTATTAGACGCGGACCTGTTTCCTCATTCTTGATTTGAGGCATCGGATTCCCTTGCCTGTCATACTGCACTTCGTCGTCTTCTTGACTATCAATAAAATGCTTACGAATGTGTAGCCACAAATCAATTGCAAGAGAAAACTCAACATCAAAATTACCTGTAATAATACCGACACAAGACTGGACTTTATCCAAGTCAGACAACAAATCATCTCGTAGACAATCAAATGTATCTAAGACTTTATTAAAAGATAGGTCTAACGGATAAACGACACCATCAAATTCGAAACTGTCATAAAGAGGGTCATTTAATCTCACCTGACCACCTACTTCTTAGCAGTTTTAGATTTTTTCTTATATTTGTTGATACGTTCTTTTACAATGTTTTCACGCTCAATTTTCAACTCAGACAATTTCGCTTCAATCAATGTAGCTACCTTTTCAAGCGTTAAATCTAATGCTTGATGGTCTGGAAATTCTGCATATAATTTCTGGAATGTCCCATCACCAAAGAGTAGATCATACTGAATTTCAAGTAGTTTTTTCTCTAGGTCAATAGCTCCAAGCAAGGTGTCCTTAGTGATACCTTCTTCTAAGCTATTATCCAAATTCGCTTCGACAATTGATTTTTCAAATTCTGCCAACCGTTTTTTGGCTTCCTGTTCCAAATCGAAAAAAGTCACTAAGAATTCATCGGAAGTATCAAACCAAAGTTCTACCGGCCCAATACTAACCGGAAAACCGCTACGAACAACATCAACACTGATACCGTTTGCCATATCTTCTCCTTTTCAATAAACAAAAAGAGAGGTACAGGACCCCTCTAGCCGCCTACTGGCACAGACTCTTCCGGAATAGAGTTATAGGAAATCTTACATCCAAACTTCTCGTACTCAGAAGCTGTCCCAGAACCTGCAATAATTTCGGTTACAGTCGCAAGTCCGACCCACTCTTTCTTCTTATCAGCAGATACGACTTTGTGCCAGACAAGACGGTCGTTTCCTAATTTGAGTTTCAAATCAGCGATATGCTTCTGCGCCTTGTCTTCTGGGTCGTACAACCCTTCAAATGAATAGGCAACTTTTACACCAGTAACGACCGTTTCCTCTGTCCCATCACTGTCGTAATAGGCCTGTTCATCAACTTTTTCGTCTGTATCATCCGTTATATCAGAAATCCATCTAGCCAATTCAAGCCATGCGTCTGTGCTTGGTTTGGCGTCAATGGATGTAAACGGTGCAATAAAATGCCCACGCAGTGCGTTCTTATGCTTTGCCATATGATTAATTCTCCTTTAATTGTGTTATATTTACTTTTGCGTTTAATAAAAAGACAAGCCACCCTTGCTCATGAACCTCATTCATAAACGGACGACTCGTCACCTCTATATCTTCTAATTCAAAGCTCCCGTTAGCGCTAGGCAGGTCTTCTAGAACCTCCAAAAGACTCGCTATCTGCCAAAGAGATTCCTCAGCTAATTGACCTTGTTTAGACTTAATTGCAATCTCGATATTAAGTGTTAATTCTCTCGTACCATCGTAGTATACCCTTTTCACCGAGCTGCCTGGCAGAGTATAGACAACCAAACTTTCTTGGTCATCTAAATACCCGATTTTCATTTGAAAGGGCAAATTCAGGTTTTCGTTAATATATTTTTTAAGTTGATTAAGAAAGTCCATTAGAAACCTGCTCCTTTCACAAAACGCTGAACCCAATCCGTCATGTGGATTGCTTTAGCTTTTTCGTCCCAACGTTTTCCAGTGCCTGGCGTTGTATACTTCCTGAAAGTAACAATTCCATTTTTACCGTAGAACTGTGCTCTAGCGTATACCGTATTCCATGATACCTCTTTCCCGTCACGAGACATATGACCAGAAGGTCTCAAATGTCCCTCTCGGTTAGGTACGTATAGGTCACTATCTAGCAAAATTTGGCTAGACATCGCAATGTGCCCTCTACGAATATTGTGGTCGCTCAGTTTCTTTTTTGCCCCCTTCAAATCAACTTGAATCGAAATAGACACTACAGTACCTCCAATTCTACTGAATACAGCGCGTCTTTAAATGGTTCCTTATTTGGAATCACATTGACGATAACATGGTCAACCCCATCAAAACGAAGTATTGACTGTTCTTTGAAATTAGGTAACGGAGTAGTCAATCCTTGGTAACATAGCACAACTGCTTTATACTGGATTTCCTTGCTCTTTCCGTTCCAAGAATATTTCGATGAGCGGTCGATTCGAACATGGTGAATTGTCTGTTCATCACCATACTCTCGTTTGTTATAATCGCCTTCTCCGATATACTCCAAATAGCCGACAGTTTCATTCAAGATTTCTATAGGTGGCTTTGGCATTCTCATATCAAATCCCCCTATAGAGCAAGCCGGTCCCTATTAAACAGCCATAGACATCTTGCGCTACTAACGGTATTGTCCTAGAATTACCAGTTCCTGTCTTTCCGGATTTTGAAATAGAAGTACGGCCAATACTGATATATTCCGGTTCACGGTTTAATCCTTCAAAGGTATCTGTTTCCATATCGGAAAAGTAAATCAGTTGCATACAGATGGCTTTTTTAAACTGCTTGGCTCTAAATTTTACAGGGTCATCTTCTAGTTTATGTTGTTGATAGTATCGATTTGTCAACTGATCAACAACTTCCTCAGCTTTAGAAATAAAGCGACTATAGCTCTCGTGAGCGACCCTGTCAGATCCGAGAATTTCAACAACTTCTTCAAAGGTTAAGAAATTCATGTCCTTCACCCCTTCTAGCTATATCACTCAGAAACCGATTCTGTTTTACCAACTTTGAGGGCATTGACAAGCTCTACCTCATTTCCGAAATAGAGCTTTCCTGCCTCGTTAATTTCATCGGCGCGCTTTTTTGTCAGTTCTACAACGTCTCCGATTTCACATAGAAGACGTGTATCCTTATCTATATAAGCTTTCTTTACAGTGTATTTAGGCATCTGTCATCTCCTTTCTTACACAGAAGGAGCGAACGTGATTTTAACTGCCTTTTCAGCCTTATAAAGGTATACACCGTAATGTTTGTTCGCAATAATAGCGTTAATCAAGCGCTTCTTATCACGGTCAGTTTCCACCATGGTTTCACGTTTCAACATAATTTTCAGAGCACCTTCACGGACCAAGAAACCTGTCCCTTTTGGACATTTACGAGAACGTACAATCTGCACCCCTAGAATTTCACCATACACCCCAGAAACGATACGACTTGCACCAAGTTCCGTTGCAGATAGCCATGTCTTGCCTGCATCAAGTCGTAATGCAGAAGCATCTGCAGGGTTCAAAACTAAAACGGTTGGTGTATCATCTTCGTCATTGAAAATATCAAGCGCTTTAGACAGACCATCGACCGTGATACTTGCCGTAACGGTCTGAGTAGATCCTTGAAGAGCTACCAAAACGTCCGCGTCTACTTTATGGTCAATAGCTTGAACGATTTGTTTAGCCGCTTGACCTACTGGGTCGCCATAGCCAGAGAGAATCGCTTCGTCTGTGATTTCTACAGATTTACCAATCTTCTTGATGGTCATTTTGGTTTTTGTAAAACCAAGTTGAGTAACTGGAATTGGTTCACCCTCGGCGACTTCTTCCGCATCGCCAATGTAGTCCCATTTTGGCACGGTCAAAGTTGTACCTGGTTGACCTTGTAAGGTTGTGTCTACTTCTGCAAGTGGTGCAAATCGGATAGCTTTCCCGATTTCTGCATCAATCATATCCGCTAGAACCTCAGGGTCTAGCATTTGTTCCATTTTTGTTAATCCTGTTGCCATATTAGTTTCCTTTCAGTTGTTCATATAATTTAGGGTTTGTTTGCTTGAGTTCAAGGCGCTCCATATATGTCATTTCCTTAAATTGGTCTTTTGACACATCTGTCTTTGCGCTTGCACTCGGGTTATCTACCACCGTAAAAGTAGGTTTCTTCTCGGTAGTATTTGGAGCAGTTGCAAATTGAGGATATTTACCGACAACTTGCTTAATTGCTTCATCGATCGTCGTATCTTCATTGACTAAACGTTCCGATAAAGCAATAACATCGTCAACAGAGTCAGCATTAACACCTTGAGTCAAAGCTGACAGTTTGGCTTCAAGTCGTTTATTCGCATCTAAAACTGATGCCAATTCCCTATCTTTTGAAGCAAGTAGTTCTGTCTGCTTATCTGCTTCAGTTTTTTGCGACTCTTGCCAATCTTCATAAGCTTTCAGAGCTTCTTTGGCGGATTCTACATCAGCAAAGCCTAGGTCTTTAATTGCTTTAGCATACCCACTTTTGTGCTCTTTTTTACCCACACGATTGACATCTTCTTGGCTGAAAGTCTTTTCAGCTACTTCTTCCACGTTTTCGGTAGCGCGGTCTACTGTTTGTTCTTCTGCCATTCGGCTATCCTCCAATGTTCAGCGATTGGTCGCTTATATTTCCGTTCTTTAACGCCTGCGGATAAAGGCATAAAGAAAACCACATCGAATTCGACACGGTTAGGCTATGTAATTATTGCAGTCTTTCCTGCTGGCAAGATGTGGGCACCTCCTATTCTGCGATTTCATAAGTTTCGGCAAAGATACCTGGTTTACACGGATAAAACTCGCCTTGCACGCCCTTGATGATAAAATCGCCCTCAATCGCCGTCATTATCCCTTCTAAAGTGGGAATTTTAAGTACAGGCATTGATGGGATTTCGTAATCAATATTAACAGGGTCTAACCCCAACTCAGAAAGATTAGCCAATGTTTCTGGGTTGTCAAAAAATTGAATTGCTTCAATCACTACTGGTTTTTTACGGTATTTCACACTTATCTCCTTCTTCTAGACAAAAGAAAAAGCCGTATTACTACGACTTCTCCTTATTTACGACTAAACCAAGACTTCTTGGACAGCTTGTCAGCTACTTTCTTTTCAAGATAATCAAATCTTGAATTTGTAGCCTGGGCATTGCGTTCGATAATGGAACGTAGCTCAGAAATTTCATTTGCCTGTTTGGCGTTTTCATCAAGTAGACTGTTAATGATGTTCAATGCAATATCAACAGCTTCTTTAGTTCCCTGAACTTGTTCAATCAGTTCACGTTTCTTCTTCATACGTTTATTCATTGTGCACCTCCTTTCTATTTTTTCTGCAACAAAAAAGCACTTAGATTTCTCTAGGTGCTAGGATTTTACTAATTGTTTTGCTTTTTCGTAATACGGTTTAAGGAACTCTATAAAGCCTTGAGTATCGTTTGTATTATGCTCCTCAAGGAACATCATCAAATCGTAATCGTTCAGCATATCAAACATTTCAGGATTTTCCGATTCCCATGCATCCGCAAACTCTTCATCCTCACCGAACAAAGCATTGAAGTCAAATGAAAAATCCCAAAAATCTTCAAGCTGTCCGCTTACCGCTTGTTCCAACATATCTAAAACTTTTTGACTGTATTTCATTTTGGGGTAAATCCTTTCATATTTTTACGTTTCATCATAGTAACCACAATGTCGCTTTGAGGCTCCGTGATGTACAAAAGATGGTTATAATATCTGACATCTCGACCATCTCTATCTGATACATAGTTAGGAGGCAGAGAAAAAGCAGTTCTAACTGTCTCATAGTTGTATACGAACGTTCCGTTTTTGCGTCTCATACGCTCTATGTAGCGCGCTATCGCATGGTCTCCAAATACTATCCCATCTTTTTTGAAATTAAAGTAAGCTTCTACCGCTTGTTGCTTCTGCTTCTCAGTCAGTTTTTCCTGAATTTCTCCCTTGAAGTAGCTGACAATCCTATTGTCATATCTCAGAGACTCCTTTTCAGAGCTACTTAACGACTTGAAATCACTATAAGACTTGGGCGCTCTATCCCCTAAATTTTGTAGTATACCAGAATACTCTTTTTTCAACCGATTGTCAAGAATTTCGTAGGTATTTTTATACGTTTCCGCATTTCTGATATTACCTTCCCGTTTAATATTACGATACAAAAATCTGTGGTCATCAAGATATGTTTTATATTGACCCTCTAGAGTCAATTCTCTTAATTTATATTTTTGAATAAGCTCCTTGTCACCGATTTCACGAGCAATACGCAATTTTTCTTTATTCTTGCGTATTTCTCTTTCAAAGGCTCGTTGCTGAGCTTCTGCTCTAGCATTGTCCTCCGCTTGTTTCTGGGAGACACCTTTGAGATGATTCGGCAAATCTGGTTTCTGATTAACGCCAACAATAAACGGTGTTAAGTAGTGGCCGCAGTTTATACCGAGACAACCTCCTGCAGTTCCATAACCGTAATCTAGTAGGCTTAACACCCTAGTTCCATCTGCTTCAAACGCAGGACCTTTTGTGACAATCTGGTGTTGCAGTGGAGAACACATAGCTCTAGCGCTAGATTTCATCGAGTAGTAGAATGTTTCAACCCCAAACTCCTCTGCAGGACGTTCTCTCATATCTCGATAAACTCTTAGCGCTGTCGTTTTTATTATAGTCTTTGCATAAGTATCTGCACGCCAACGCCGACCTGCTTTATCAGTAAAACCATAGAAGCCTTTATCACTCCATTTTGTTAGAGTATCGTTCAGTGCCTGTTCTGCGGACTTACTACCTGATACCACGCTTGCGACTGTCTGTTCAATGATAGACTTATAAACGTTCTGCACACTTTGAGGTAAACGAGTATTGATTAGATTTCCAAGTTCTTGCGTTGTCTGATTGGCGTAAGATTCCAGTGCTTCCTTTACAACATAGCGCTGAGGCTCTATATTTTGACCTGTATCGCGTTTTAATTGCTCGTGAGTATCTTTGTATACCTTGTAGCCTTCATTCGAAATAACGTCACGTAGGACACTCTCAGCGACCTCCGCACGACTGGTTATCAATTTCACATTGCTTTCTGTCAACATGTGCAGGTCGTTTATTTTTTCAAGCTGCCAAATATACGGCTCTCTTTGTAAGTCTGCCGTACCTCTTTTCTTCAATCTGCGAATAACATTGATGAACAAATCAATGGATAGCTGATGGTAGACATCGGCAACTTGATTCATCTCTAAGGTGAACTGTTCATCTCCTTGGTCAAACGGTAACTTACTCATCGTAGAGTTCCTCGTCTACTTCGCTAGAGCTAGGCTTCTCTTGATTAATCTGTCGGATAATCTCCTTTAGCTCATTATCAGCTAGGCCTAGAACTTTTTTCATTGCATATTCTTTGCTGACAATGCCACTTGCAAGGGCCTTCGTCCAATAATCAAGCTCAGCATTTCGGTCTGTAAAGATACCGTCATCAAGGTTAACTTCAATATCTTTCAGTTCGGGAATATCACCGTCGTAAAGTTCTGCACCTTTAGCCAGTTCGCAGATAGACACGACTAATTCTTTTATAGACTGTTCCACCAATGCAACTATGCTGTTTCTTAATTGATAAGTGTCTGAGTTTTCCGATACGATTTCGGTGGCAGTTTTCATACTTTTTCCGTCAAAGGTAAACATACCAGTTGAGACACCTACTTGCATTTCTAACAAACTCAGACCTTCATTGATTGCTTTTATGTAATCATCTGCACGAATCGGAGTAGTAAGGTCTGTAATACCAATTCCTTTTTCTTCAGTCCCCAACATCTGATAGACATTCTGCTCTGCTTCAAAGCGTTGAACAAAACGAATGTCTCCATCTTCGGTCTGGACGTTCATCTTGATCATACTATCAGGCACTGCTATTCTACGCTGACCCATCTTAACTTCCCACATAAACTCGTCATAGGTAGTATTCAGAAAGTCGATTGTAGTCTTAGCGTTATCAAAGATGGACAAACCAAGCGGACTATCAATATCTTTGTTGTTCATTCCGGGCGTTTTTAGATAAGTAAATAATGGGCGACTAACGTTTTTAACAAGTACCCTTTCCTTTAAATCTTCGTATAACTCTGACAAAGGAACACGGTCTCCCACAATTTTAGGAGTCTCAGAACGATAAAGCTCATTTGAAACATAATAGTCTTCCTCGTCCCATTCATGAAATTCTATCAGGGTGTAATAGAGTTTGGACTTACCTTTTCTTTTTGTTGTTTTGGTAACGATAGCCGCGCTCGACACATCTTGGGTATTTGACTGCAAGGGTAAGAAGACTGGTGCTTGAATAAAAGCGACACGAATTCTATTTCCCGCTATGTAAGGCCTCATAGCCAGCCCCCCTAAAGCCAGTCCGCTTTCAAGATAGCGTTCGAAATTCTTATTAAATCGATCGTTTAATAAAACTTCCTGAATAAAGTTATTTATTTCGCCGTTGTTAACCGTGATTTCAGCTTGTTCGTTATAAACCAAACTTGCCAGTTTCTTAGAAACAGTCTTAGCTATCGGCAAATGTTGGGCAGAGCGCTTTTTCTTCTCCCCTGCTGTATTTTGATAAATAACATCGTCCCATTTACTCTCATAGTAGGCCAAATTACTTTGGATACGTGCATACTCATCGTGACTAACAGCAATTTTCGGATGGTCCACTATGCTGGTTAACGTATCTGTTGTTACCATGTATTTACTCCTCAAAAAAATATTTTTTATAGATTGTACAATTCCCATTTATCGTCCTCTAAATAAAATTGACATAGCGTGTGACAAACACATTTACACTGTAGCGAAATTCATCCATTGCGTGATTGTCTTTATCAATAGGCTTACCATTATCATCACGACTGTACAAACCTACCTCTTTTAAAAAATAGTAGTGGTCGTACTCTTCTTCGTTATGTTCTACAAGGACAAAGCGTTCGTCAGATATAATATTCTGCCCACGTTCAATACCGACTTCAATACCTTTTGATTTGCTAGACACATCGTGAGAATTATTCATCGCCGTTCGGGTTATGATACCAACCTTGTGTAATTCTTCCCTCAAAGACTTACATGCAGGGTCAATCCAAACCTCTGTATAACGCATTTGATACTTAGCAACACACCATTGAATAAATGCCTTCAATTCCACGGCATACGTTGACATGGCTTTTACTTGTCCTGTATCAGCACCGCTATGATAATAATGGGCAACACGATTAAGACGGAAACTAATTCTGCCATTTTCTCGGATTCTAGTCACGATATTACAAGACATAGAAGTCGCATCCGACTGACCACCATCCCCACAGAAATACATCTCGACAGGTTCGCCTATCAAGGTATCCTTGATATTCTTGTCCATGTCAAACAGGCCGTAGATAACGCCTTGCGGCATGACACGCTGACCAAGCACATCTCGTTTGTAAAGATATGGATTTTTGCGTAAGTTGTTGATGATTGATTGTTTCCGCTCCTCCGACAAAATAGGGTTATCGTCCATGGTCCAATGAGTCCAGCGAGTATTTTGCACATCGAACACATCTTTGATGACTGGGTGTTGCGGAGCTGGGGGGTTCAAGTCTGCCAAATGATAACGCAGTTTAGCTGCCCAAGTCCGCCTGAAACACTCTTGTATAAAGTCCATGTGCAAGAGGTTAATCTCACAAAAGACCACAGAACCCAATGACATACCTGTAATAGCACCGACAGAATTGACCTTGCCACCACCCTTGTAGTAGACACGCTTCTGACCTTTTGGTGTATCTATCAGCAGATGGTCGCCGCGGTCATCGTGTTTGATCCAGCAATTCCCGTTGAAGATATGCATAAGACCGGTACCATCGCCATCAATAAAAAGTCGGTAAGCTTGTTCTTGATTGTATGCGGCAATTAGATGGTTCTCGTCTTCGCTTTGAATTAAGTATCTGGCGTAGCGAAAATGACCGGCCGTGGTCTTTCCGCTACGAGGTGTACCTTCGTTGACTTCTAATTCATAATTAAAAGGACGTCTAATGATGTCCTTTTGCTTTTCGGATAACTTATTAATCCTGACCATCGATTATCTCCAATAATTTTTCCATCAAGTGTGTATCCGATTGAACGCCCTTGATAGTTTCAATTTTAAGACGTAACAACTCGTTCTCCTGTTTGATTTTCTCGAGTTGTTCTTGGATAGGGTAACGTTTCAGTAACTCGCCAGCAGCTTTGATAACTTCTGCGATACTAGGTTTCTTCTGCACAGTGACGTACTCGCCTGTTACAGGGTTAAGCGTGACAACCTCTTCCGTCAGCTCCTGCCGAAGAATAGAAGTGAGAACTTGTAGGACCTCGATTGCGGTTGCTATTTTACTGCTTTCGAGTTGTTTCAATCGTTCGTCTATAGCTGATTTTAAGGCAGGTTTTAGCAGGTTTTCCTGCCCTTGGACTCGAGCTGCCTTTTTGCTATACCCTGCTTTTATCGCTGCCTCCGTCGCATTTCCACAGATGATGTACTCATCAATAAATTTTCGTTGTTTTATCGTTAACTTAGCAATTTTCCATCACCTCCAATCAAAAAAGCCACACGATTGTGTGACTTTGCTGACCGACATTGATGTCGGTCTGTTAACGGGAACAGCAGGAATCGAACCTGCACATAGCGTTACGCCGTGGACGTCACACGGACTTGCTCAGGGCGCTACCCTTGCCGTTTTCCAATCTGGCTCATGTTCCCACAGATAGCATCTATAGATGTCGCACGCAACATCCGATAGCCACGGCTAATGCCTCTTTTTACAGGACCGTCTCCCGAAGGGATACTATCATAACCTCACAAATTAGATACCGAGTTCGATTTTCATAAGGAGACTGGCAGTCAATTGACAATGACTGAAATGTTAACGTTTATCTCTTCTCGGTATCTTGACAATACTATTTTAGCATCTCGAAAAACGAATAATCTATACAAAAACTTTTGATTTCTTGGTCAAAACTCTAATTTTGAACTAACAAACTTCCGCTTCTATATTGTTCCGCAAACGATAACAGTGCATCGTTGAGTTCGATATAGAAACTAGCTTCTGATAAGTACAAGTCGTTGTAGATTTCAAAATCATACCGCTTGCCTGCGTAAAGATACTTCTCATAAAGAATGCGTCTATGCGTGGGATTGAGTAGATTGTTGATCGCATACTCGATAGCTTCAAGTTCTGCTTCCGCATCTACTCTGTTAATCGCTAATCGCTCAACAGGTCTACTCGGATTACCGCTAGCTTGTCTTGGCTCGAAAGTATACACAGCAGTGACTTTCTGTCCATCCGCATCATTTGCGACCCTCCGCCAACGCGGGTACTCTTTCAATTTTCGTTTAGCATTCGCTTTTGTTTTCTCAATGTTAACTTCTGGAAAAAAAGTCATCTGCTGTACCTTTCTGTGATATAATATTATTAGAGTTTTATTCACAGAGTCAATACAAGTAGTGCTGGCTTTTTTATTTTTCCCACGGCTGTCGCTGATGGCTATAATACGGGTACACCAGTCGAATTTTCCCTCTCGGAGCTAGCACCCTAGGCTCATAAGGCTTGACTTGCTCGTACAGCTCGTCTATTTTATCCAACATGCGCTGTCGCGGTGGTCGTCCGTCTAGCCATTTGTAGACAGATGGAGTCGTCACACCCATCTCGGTCGCAAATTGGTCTCTCGTCCATCCTGTCTTTTGTAGGATGAATTTGATTTTATCTGCTGTGGTCATTCCAACTCCTCCAACGCTACCCATCTGAATTGTGGGTATTTTTTCGCTTCTTCTTGGGTGCATTTCCAAGCCACTTTTACCACTTCCTCTAAAATGTCCGTTTCATTGACAGTAAATTTAATTTCGCCATCTTCCTCTACACCCATTATGTAATTATAGTCAAAATACATCAGCTCTGGCACATCGACCAGTAGCACACCTAGTTTTTCGTTAGTCATTGGTCGCCTCCGTTGATATAGCTATAGCCTGCCCTGCTTCCTTGTTAAAATACATGAGCGTTGTGTCATTTTTTAAATTTTTGATATCATTTTTAGTCAGAATAACAGTATGAACTTCGTACTCATCGTCTTCAAAATGAATTTTAGCCACTGCTCTATTTGTCATTCGGTGCCTCCTACCATTCTTCGCCTCTTTCTACACGTTCAACCAAACAATCGCCACAGTAGCCTGTCTGGAAGATACTGTCATAGTCTGTCGTTCCATCTACGTACTTGCACCCGCATTCTTCGCAACTCTCAATTTTCGGTATCATTTTCTGCCTCCTCGCTTAAATATTGGGTTCTTCTTTTCAAGCTCTTTCTGTTTGTGGTAATCTGATTCTTTCCACATAACTCCGTCAGGTCTATCCTTGAGGTAAGGGATATAGATATCTTTTTCCGTCACTCCACCTCCACGCCCTAAACTTCGGTATCATTTTCTGTCTCCTGTCATTTTTTTGTTGTGATTTTTACATAAATCCATACCGTGAAATCTGTTAGAACAATTGTCACAGAGCGGCTTGTCACAAGTAAGAAACCTTGGTTGCTGATTTTTAAATAAACTGTAACTTCGATAAAATGTTATTCCTGTCTGACTAATTATAAAATCACACAACTTTGTTGCTCTTCTCTTGTAGCACTCGTGGCATATCTCATGTTTCGGTATGAATTGGACAACGTTGGTCGTCATCTAACACCTCCATATCAAACCCGCTATCAATAAATCTATAAGCCAATTCTGGATTGATTCCATTGCCTAGCCTTTGATAAATCAAAGCCATATCTTCATCTGAAAAAAGTGTTCCTAGGTAACGATTAAGAAAATTTTTGGTAAATTCTCTAAAAAGACAATTCCGTTTCTCACTTTTAAATGGTTGCCCTTTTGCAATTGTCCTACTGCACCACATCAATAATTTTGCAATGATGTCTCTTCGTGACTGTACTCCTTCCAAACTAAAATACGTGTTTGTTTTTGGAAGCAGTATCACTTCCAAATTCGCATTTATATATGACATTGGAAATAAGCCGAGCAGTTCTTTTAGTTCATTCATTAGTTCAGTATTCATTTCTTCCCCTAACATTCGTAATTATAGGCAAAATATAGATTTTCGCCTATCGGATAGTAATAAACGCCATGAAAATCATCGCCAGAATAACCACCAGACTGATCACAGTATTCTCCGTCAAATTGCTCATCTCCGTAAGCGCTGTGACAAATAATAAAACAACTCCGTAAGATACTATCAGATTCAATATTGATTAAAAAATCATTGATTCTCTTGTATTTACGAACACAATTTTCCACGAGCTTTTTCGGATAATGACCCTTTCCAATTTTGGAAACGACTCTGTATCCGATGTTATACGGTCTGATGCTAGTTGGTACTTTCAGCCTCTTAGAATCATCTTTTAATGTCTGCTCTAGTGTTTTGACCATCACTCCACCTCCACAGGCTTAGCCCACCGCCAAGCCCACTCAAAATCCTTTTTGATTTCGGATTCGGTTAATTGATTTTCTGGTTCATTTTTCCATTTATAGTTGGGTACCTCATCCAAAAACATATCAGTTCCAATAAATACCTTTCCGTTTTCTTTATACAAGAATGTGGCAATATCTGGGCGATTTGGGTCAGGTATCTCCACCGTATACAGTTTCTCCTGCTCAATCTCGAAGCCGAAGAGCCAAGCGCAGGCGAATGTTTCTTGGTTTTCTGGGCGCTCTAACCATTCGCCAGTATCATTGTATTCATCGTAGTAATTCATTGCACGGAGCAATCCATACCCTTCTTCATTTTTGCAATATTCGATACTATCAGCGATAAACTTCGGCACCACAACCTTCTGTGGTTCGTGTTGTTTTGGAAACTGATACACTTGTTTAACCGCCATTATAAAAGGATGTGTGGTGCTGTGAACTGTGACACCAACCCCGTCAGCGAATGCTTTATTGATTGTTACAGGTATAAAATCCGTACAACCGTTCACTTCGTAAAAATCATTCCGTTTCATCCGTTTCCTCCTTGAAAAAGGTATCAAAGTCCAACCAATCATCTTTAATAAGATTTCCAATCTTCGTTACTCTACCTCCAAAACCGTTACTCTTAACACGTATATACTTCCCTTGCAGTTCTTCCCAACTATTTGCACCGGCAACCTCCAAGATACGGTCTATCAGCTCAAAGCTCTTGTGAAAAGCTACTCGTTTTTTCTTGTGTTCGTCGTATTTATCTAGGCAGTATCCTCCAATAGATACTCCAAATCCATATCCCTCAACAGTCAGATAACAAGTTAAAATTCCGTGGTCTTCTCTGCCCAAGAAAGTTTTGGTTATCTTTACGTTTTCAATTATGTTATTCATCTGTTTACTCCAATCGTTTTGCTATTGCCTCAATCACATTAACCGTGACTGAGTTGCCAGCTTGCTTGTATAGTTGACTATTGCTGTTTACTGCCTGGGCTCTATCAAACGCCCAATCTGGAAAACCTTGCAACCTCCAACACTCGCGAGGTGTCAGTTTGCGGATGCGGATACCATCTAATATGCCAAATGTCCCTGCTTTGGTATTCCCCTGATGGCCACTGGCAGTGAGCGTGCCAACCTCGTCTTTGATGTTTCGGTTGTAAAAATCAAAAACCTTGACATGATTATTCTCCTGCCAGCTATTGTTGGTCAGGGTCGGGGCTATATCGTGCTCACCACCCTGGTTGTATCCGTGCCCTCGCTGAATGATTTTCGGCTGTTGCCCCTCAATAATGTACGACCTGCTCCCTTGTGCTTCTCCGTACCTAGCGGTAATGGTATTTGTTGATTGTCCTTGTAGGCTACCAGTTTCCTTGTCGCCTCCACCGAAAGGAAATACCGCTCGTCCACCTGCTCCTCTAAGATGTCCGATAATAAACACCCGCTCTCGGTTCTGGGGCACTCCAAAATTCTTGCTGTTGAACACTTGCCATTCCGCATCATACCCCAGTTCATCCAATGCTCCGAGGATGGTCTCGAATGTATTTCCGTTGTCGTGGTTAAGGAGTCCAGTGACGTTCTCAAGGAATAGATATTTAGGTCTGAGAATAGATGCGAACCTAGCAATCTCAAAGAATAAAGTCCCTCTAGTATCCTCAAATCCTGCTCGCTTTCCAGCAATGCTGAAAGCCTGGCACGGAAATCCTCCACAGATAACATCCACATGTCCGATTCCTCGAATAGACTCATCTGTGACTCTTGTAATGTCATGAAATTCAAATTCTCCTTCCGTATTGTGAATTGCCTTGTAGCTTTTTCTGGCAAACGGGTCTATCTCGCAAAAACCAACACATACGTGTCCTGCACGTTCCATTCCGAGACGGAAACCGCCAATGCCAGCAAACAGGTCTAGAAATTTCAAGATACATCCTCAACTTTCCCGCATTTTAGGCATTTGCGTTTAGGAGAAATTTTCCCAGTATTCAACGCGATAAAGCGCGGTAATTCCTTCCAAGAATGTTTACAAAATAGTCTTTTCATATCACTTATTATTTTCATTACTTTCCTCCATCTCCTCAATCAACCAATCCAAATGTTGTCTAGCTTTCTTCAAGTCCTCGACACCGTTCTTCTGCTGAAATCGCAACAGATACTTGATGACATTGCCCCAGTAGTAAGCAGATTCGCCGGCTAGATTGCCGATAAAACTCTTGACCACATCCAAGGCTTCCATACCATACTTGCCTTGATAATGTTTTGGTTTGGTTACGTTGTTAAATTGTTCTTCTTGTCCCTCACATTCAGGACAAGTACAAGCATAAATCATTTGTGTCATAAAACTTCCTCCACTTTAATTTCAATCCTCGGTCTAGGACTGTACAGCTTTCTAGTTGTATGCTCGACAATTATGTTGTCATCTGTCCAAACGACCTCTGCCTTGCTGATGCTGTCATAAACCGCTTTTTCCAGATTATCTAAATCTGGTTTTATATCTACATAAATTCGCTCATTGATAAAGTCATCATACTGTTGCACTTTCTTAGCCTTAGACCGTGGTTTAGGCGGTTCCGACATGGACTTCGGAGCAGGCATGTAGAATGTCATATCTACCTTGATTGCCCCATCAAAATATGGACCATCGTAATTCTGTCTAACAAACTCAGTGCATTTTTTCCGCCACGCAACCATCTTTCCGTCTTCATAGACAGTTGCGTGTTTACCTCGTCTTCCAGCTCTTGGACGACTCTGCGGTTTAGGTTCGATTGGTATTTCAAATTTCATGTGACTATCACTATGCAACCTCATCTTGTTCAATCAGTGGCAAGATGTCGTTATTTTTTAGTAACTCATACAAGAACAAGCGACCTTTTTGCGTCCAAGTTGTTGTCATATTGGCTCTAGCCTGACCGTTCTTGTCCAGATAATCAAATGTCGTGCTATCGGTATATCCTTTGCCCATATACTTTTTATACAAAATCCATTGTCCGTTGACCTTATGCTGAACACCCAACTCATGCAAGAGTTTATTGAACCGATTAGCACTCATGCCATAGTCAGCAGCAATCTGTGTCACACGAACCGCTCCCTTGCTCTCGATGATCACATCCAGGTAGCGAGCTTGCTTACGAGCTTCAAGCAGTTCCACCTCTAGAACCTCATTCTTCTCAACTAGATTTGAATTCTGCAATTCTAATTGTTTCACTTGGTTAGCAATTCCTTGCAAGAACTCACCAAGAGCATTTGGGTTAGACATAATCTCAACAGCTTTTTGATTAGTGACATACGCCCCATTTTTGCGAATACTTGGCAAGACTTCTGATGTAACCCAACGTTTGAACTGCTTGGCTTGGGGCAATTCCGAACCAAAAATCAAAGCATACACTCCACTTTCTGTGATAAAAGTCTTGTTTGAGAAATCATTTCCTTGCCATAGGCTAGGCTCCAAATCACCGAAAGCCTTATATGTCAACGTTTTTCGGTCCTCTTCATCAATGTGTTGCTTAATCGCATCGCCTGGTCGCTTATACCCTAGAATATTTGCGACGTCGTTTCCTAGAAAGAGTGGCTGTTCCTCAATTACAACCATTCTCACTTCTCCAAACTGTTCATTCTTAAAAATTTGTAATTCCATATTAGTTCTCCTCTTCTTCTACAAAATAATCTAAAACAAATTTAATCAACTCATTAGCAAATGTATGTAATAAGCAAGCGTGAGCCTCGAAGAATACATTTGCTTTCTTTTCATCAAAATCACGATTGATAACAATCGAGATGAGATTATCCCATTGCATAAGTTCTGTTGACCTCTCGCTTTCACGAAAAGCAAGGTGGATGTGGTTGATAATCTCTTCTAATTCTTTATTTTTAGCCATAATAAAAACACTCCTTTTGTGCATCTTGAAAAGAAGTGTCTTGCATGATATAATATTTCATGCAGAAACACTTTCTGTGGCGATAGTGTACGACCCAAAGTTTGGCGATGGCGGGTTGTACGCTATTTTTTTATACTCTTATAGACTTTTTCAAGCCCTAACATTAAAATATCCGTCTTAGTTTTTCCAGTGACTTTTGAACAATACTCAAGCATTGTTAATTCATCATCAGTCATTCGAATTCGGGTATTGTGATGTCTAGGATTTTCGCTTTTAGGTCTTCCTAGCTTTGCTACCATGCTTCACCTCTCTTTCTTGGTAACACAACAATTATAATATTGTGTTACCATAAAGTCAAGTGTTTTTATTAAATTTTCAAAGGACATTTTTACTACGGCTATTTAACTGCTATACACCAAGCTTTTTAGCTAGATCATTCAATTTAGTGTCATTATTTTTGGTAGGCATTATCTGCCATTTTTTTATTGTACTCATTTCTTTTTTCTCCTCAATCAAAATATCCCTGCAATCAAATCATCTAAATTGATGACACGGTCCAGGGTTCGCTTGCTTCGACAATAATCACAATTTCCGCAACCTTTCGGCTTGATTTCGCCTGCAATAATACCCGCAACACGCTCGATGTTATTTTCGAAGAATTGCAATCCCTCATCTAAGAAATACTGAGGAATAGTGATTACTGCTTTGTCAGGCACGTCTTCCTTGCTGACAGCTACAACGAACGGAACGAAATTTGGATAGCCCATTTGTCGCAACAATTCCTGATACAGCCCCAGCTGGACATCGTAGCGGAAACCTAAAATGTTAGCAGCAGCTCCAGGTATTTTCTTTCGTTCCACATCGGACCATTCAAGATCGCGGATGGTCTTCATAGTTTTCAAATCCACAAAATAGCCCTCGGTCAAGTTGATACTATCCACCTTACCCTTGACCTTGATACCAAATATTTCGCCTTCTAAAATCATTTCCTTGCGGACATCGTCGCCTGGAGCACCATGGTAAAGTCCCAAGAATTTCTCGTCATCTTTCAGAGCATCTATCATGTTCTGGGCGACTTGGAACTCTTTCTTCAGCTCGCCCTTAGTCGCTCCACGGCTTGAAATCGTCCTAGTTTTGTTGGCGTCAACAAACTTAGCGTGAGCTTCTTCGGATTCAAAGTAGGTATGGACGTAATTTCCAACAAGCAAAGCCGTGTCATCACGCTTGTCCGTCCACTCCTTATCATCCATGGCTTTAGCTTTCGCTTCGCAGTCCATATAAGCCTTAAAGCGAGAATTAGACAACCATTGACGGTCTTTGTAGTAATTTTCTTCAGTTAGTTTAGTCATTGATTTTTACCCATTCTCCTAATTTCTCAACAACTATCCCATGCTGTTCATACAAACCACCCTTACCACCGAATAACTTAGCGGTTTCTCCGTCTGGGAAAGTAACTCTGAAATCACCTTGCCATTTAACCACCTTCTTATTCAGCTCTATTTTGTCCTCTGACGCGTTTTTCTGTTCGGAGGTATATTTACCCTCTGACATATTTTCTCGTTGAATTTCGTCAGAATTTGGGCGATTTTGAGCATTTCCGCTAATAGCTCCACGTTGAGCTAGAAATTCCTGCTCCATTCGGTCCTGCTCTTCTTGCCATTTTCTTGCGTCATTAACAAGCTCCTCATGTACTGTAAGCGCAGATACCCCTGAATTGAGCATATCAGCATACTTTTTCGGATCTAGTCCCTTGCTTTCTGCGATAGCAGTCATCTCTTCAATCCGTTTTGCCAGTTGTTGCTTGCGTCTAACTTCTTCACGAGTCTTATCTGCCAGGGCCTTGTCATCAGCAATTGCCTGTAAAATGTCAGCCAGGCTTGCTCCTTGTTCAAAATTACGTACGTAAGGAGCTGGACCAAAATCTGCTTTGGCAGCCGCTTCAGTAATTTTGATTAGTGCTGACTCATATTCATCCTTCTTGGCCACTTCTTCCTCTACCAAGCTGGCAACCATATCGACAGTGGCTTTATTTGGGCGAACATTGTCAGCCATGAAGCATGTTTTTTTAGAAAACTCATCAAAATACTTGCTGAACAAACGGATGTCAACGTCTTTCCCTATGCTTGCAATAGCTTTCTGGAATAGTTCCTCAATGGTTTTGGCGCGTTTAAGTCGTTCCTGTTCTTCAAACGCCTTCACACCTTCGTCAATCGACTTGCCGATTTTGACAATAGGTTCCAACAAACCGTCCACCCAAGCCTTGACTTCGTCGATAGGCTTGTTGTAATCTGCCAATTTCTCTTTAACTGCTGACTTGACCTTTTTCTGCAGGTTGTTTAACTCAGCTCGGACCTTGGCATCGTCTTCAAACGTTTCTGCCGTGACAGTGTAGTTCTTGTATTTTTCAACGTATCCAGTAAGTGCCTGCTCCAACAAATCCTTGCCCACGATAGTGATTTGGGCCGGTGTGAATTCAAAGTCAAAATCTAATACTGTCGCAGTCGGAACGGGCGCCATACTTTCCAGATTGTCAAATAGAGATAGTTCTTCAGACATTAGAACGGCTCCTCCTCATCTAAGATTTCGCCGGTTTCGGCATCAATGACCTGCTCGGTTGTTTCCATTTTGGAAATATCCACTCCTACTTCTTCAACAGCTTCCACTTCGGAAATGGTTACATCTTTTGCAGGTTCTTCAGCAACAGTCTTGCCGGTCATCTTATCCAAGATATCCTGCCCAGCTGATTGAACTGGCTCAGCTTCTTTGATTTGACGATTGTCATCAAATTCATTTTCCGTTGTCCGATTAACAGCTTCAATCAAGATATCACTATCGTCCGACGTATTGAAGAATTGTTTGGCTGCACGATTGATAACAGTACGTTTTGCCATTTCTTGAGGGAAGGCATTTTGGACAGATTTATTTTTCGACTGTTGCCAGCTGCGATCAATCTCTTTCTTGGTCATGACTGTCAAAATTCGCTCACCGTCCACTTTTTCAATGATGCAGTAAGCACCGATAATTGCGTTATCTTGGTTGGTCCAATCTGTTTCGTGGCTTTCAAGAACCTTGCGCCCATTATCATTGCGAATTTTAAGTACATCCCCTTCAAAGACCACCTCTGCCCAAATATCTTTCACGTTGGACAGTTGCTTGACAACCTTCATAGTCCCAAAGTAGGACCGTGTCATTTTTAATGTATTCCCATATGGAATGAAGTAGCATTGGGTCTTTGCTGGACTTAACCCTTGAACAACCATGTCAAGCAAGGCATTAGCAATACTTTCTTTCGAACACTTTTCAAGCAAGTTCCCGCTTGGGCTATTGGTCATGGCAAAAAATGCTGACTTCAAAGCATTTGCTGGTGCGTAGTTTGGTGCTACTACCAAGCCTTCGTTCTGCATCTGCGACACTTTCGCATTCACGGCATCTGTAATATCTTTTTGAATAACTGCAAGATTACTCATTTATTTCTCCTCTTCGTCTGTTTCAAATTCCATTTCTCACGCTTTAAGCGTTCGTTTTCTCGTTTCAAGGCAAGTATCAAGTCCTGTTGTTCGTTGATAATCTCGCCCAGCTCTCGGCCCAGGTGGAAATAATCACACCTCAGCCGTCGGATTGTATCTAGTAATTCCTCTGTCATTAT